CTAAGCATAGCGCTAGACACATCTTGTCCAGTTAACTCCGCAGCAATACCCGCTTTTAAAGCATTACTAACTCCGGTAGATAAATCATTAACAGAAGCTCCTAAGCTTGAATCTTCTAACGCCTGCCCCACGTTACCCATAATGTCATCAGCGGCTGCATTTATACCTAACTTCCTGTTTGCAACCGTTGTACCTGCATCTACAGCGTCTGAACCAACAGATACAGCCGCAGATGCTAGAAAAGATTTACCCGCAGCGTCTAAATCACCTGTCTGGACATACGTTTTTGTTGCGCTTGTAGCGCCTTTAGTAATTGCTGCAGATACTGTGGATGATAATTTTGTGTTACCTAGTACAGATTGAGTAGCCCCGGTAACGCTGGGATTTATGAACGTAGAGACAGTAGACCCCGCAAAAGCCGTAGCACTGGATATTACTGCGGCTTTTACTGCGTCCTCAAGGCTTTCCCCGTCAACAAGCGCCTGTGTTCCAGACCCCACCCCTACAAGCGCTGCTTGTTGCGGCAGTGATAAACCCCCGCTAAAATAGGCAGCAGCTATCATTGCCACCGCTTCAATAGGGTTGTCTAAGGCGTATTCTACAATGCTACTAACTGCCGTAAGTATGGGATCAATAACCTCATCAACAGCAAAATCTATCAAACTCTGACCTGCACTAAAAAAAGGGTCGACGACTTCATCTTTAAGTTTATTGAAAACCCAACTCATTAGACAGGTTCCTTTGTTTTAGGAGCCAATCGAACGTATAGCCTGTAATAAGTTTTGTCCTTATTTGCACCTAAAAAAGCCTGCATACCTAACTCGTTAAGCTGGTCTATTACTTTGTTAACTATATCAATTATTTTTGGGGGGTTTGGTGTAATATCTGTAGTAGCATGTGTTATGCCTTTTTGTTTAAGTTTTTCTATAAATTTAACAATGTTTTTTACGTAGTTAACCCCAGTATCTAAGTTGTTGCCGTAAAAGTGCATATGTGTCTTGAGGTTACCTTCACCAATATTACCAACAAACACCGAGTTACCTACATGCACAACTTCTGATCCGGGCATTGCTATTTGTTTGGCTACAACAGCCATCTTTGTTGGAAGAGGCAGTTTGTCCATATCCGAACCTGTATTTGCCTGATCTACCGACCTCATAAGTATTTCAGGAACAGACAACTTAGTCTTAGTGCTATCAACAACGGTGAAACGTTTCAAATTAAGTTACCTCCAAAATACTAGCTACAACGTGTAACCTGTTAGCAGTAGCGGCGGTCACTTTAAGTATCTCCGTAGCGCCCACAACAAGCGGAGCGGTCAACAATTCTACGGTAGCGTTAGCGCCCACTGCTTTAACCTTGAACAGACTAAATACAGTTGATCCATTGGTCAGGGTAACCGTTATAGTGTCTGCGTTGCCGCTATACTCCGATACTAGGATAGACTTTACTATGCCTGTTGTCCCTGCGCTACAGGTATAGAGCACTGCGGCACTCGCTGTAACGTCTTTTTTAGCGTTTACATATACGTTAGCCATTAGCCTATAAACCACCCTATAGCTTCAGATTGCCGTGCTAAGGCTTTATCCCGTAGTGCAGTATCTACTTGGTTAAAGTACAGCCGCAAGACTTTATTAAACTCTTCAAACTGAAACGGTTCATACTCTTCAGGGGGGTACGGCAACGCTGGCGCACGAAACCCTACGACGTGGTTGTTATTAGCCATTATCGTCTCCCATCAGGGCGCATGTCAAGTCTAGGCGAACCTAGCTGCCACTGCACGCCTATAGTAGAAGATTCAATTTTCATGGCCATCTGCCTACCACGTACGCGTGTGTGTATTTGACTGGTGTACACGTCAACCGGAGAGCTAGCACTGCGGACTACCGCCCCTGTATTTACGCCGCTCTCAGAGGTAGGTGAGTTAAACCCAGACCCTGAAGAGTTTAAAGGCAACAACGTCATATTTATTGTAGGGCCGCTGCCTGTGGACCCCTCAAAAGACACGTCTGGTATCAACCTAGAGACAAGCGCAAATTGGTGGCCATCTTCAAGATCAAATTCAGCAGAGGTTATAAACGCAGGTATGGCAGCAGTCGAAGCTGTTTCGTTGTCGTCAATGCCCTTTTCGTGTTCTATCAGTACGTTGTTAAATGTAGCTGCTAATGGAAATGCCCGAAGTCCCGAGTCTAGCCATGCGGAACGCGCCATAGACCCGTAGTACCATATGTGATCTAGGTAGTTATAGACTACGTAGCTGTCGGCAGTGACCGCACTTGCAGAACAATAAAACCACCACACCTCATTAAATGCTTCATTAGTACCTGCAAACACTTGGTCAAACTGTTCTGGGTTAAAATCGGTAAACACGTATTTACGTAGGTCGCAAGGTAGCGGCTGTGTGCGTCCGTCGTACTTGTAAAACTTATCTTTACCCATCCAGTAGGCAACGCCGTTTGCGTACGCTACAGCGTTCTGTGAGGCTATAGAAGATTGTTCACCAACCAATGTAGCGCCCCAAACTCCTGATTCTGCACCTACATACTGCAACGAGTACAGTGACGAGTCAGTCCACACTAAGACTTCTTGACGAGCTTGAGAGGCCGCTACAATTTCTGTGCCTCGGGACATCCGTAGACTACCTGCTTGAGTTGTTGCGTCAGGCGTCCAATTAGTAGCGTCTTGTTGGTCAGACCACCGGACTAGCATAGGGTCTTGAACCACTGAGCCTAGTGGGTTAGCGCCAAAACAAAACACAAAGCCGTTAATGTCTGACACAAGAATAGAGTTTTGTATTGTAGGCACGTTTGACCCTGATAGCTCAAGCGCTCTAGTAACAACAGAAGTGGACGCATCCCAGTAGTATATACGACCACCACGGAACCCGAAGATTAAGTCCTCTCCAAAGTTTTGTTGTGACCATATACGTAGCTCTTCTTGGCTGGTCAGTCCTTGGTTCCATGGACCCGCGCCCCAACTACTAGCGCCCCAACCCGCCAAGTCCGTGGCTGTTGTTACACCAACACTAAGTTGATACGCTCCAACAGTGCCGCTACCCCCGTTACCTGAATCCGACGAAGTTGCTGCAACATTAGTAAATTTAAGGTCTACGTTGCTAAAACTTTTTGCTAGTATTGTGTAGGTGTTATCAGTCTCTACAGATTGTATTTCGTACTCTAGGTTTAGTACAGCAGCGGTAATATTACCCCCCGAAGAGAACAACTCCGCAGCATTTGTGTATGTTACAAAATCCCCATCTCTAGCACCGTGACTAGCGTCAGTGACTAAAAGAGTAAAACAAGTTACACCCGCCCCAGCGCTGTGTGTAGCCTTTGAAGTGGCTGTAGCTACGTCAGAAATAAGTTTAGACGCTCCCCTTGTACATCCTGTTAACGTATTTTCGCTAATGTTTGTATAAGCTACAGCCTCAGTATCGATTAGCACTAATCCCGACAAAGGAAATCCTGTAGCGTCTGCAAGCGGTATGGTAGTAGCAGTCGTAGACGTTACATTAGCACTTAACGTAGTATTAGGCGCACTGAACGTAACATCTCCTGCGCTTGTAGTGCTACGCAACGGAGTTATGTCGTTGTACGCGCCACCGTTCTCAATGTAGAATTTTATGTTAGTGCCTACGCCAATCAGGTTTTGTCCACCTAACGTAATCCAATTCCAAAGAGAACGCGCAACACCTAAAAATTTTACAGTGTTTAGCCGTGTCCAACCACCAATCTTCTCAGGCGTGCCCTGCCTAAACCGGATGTTATTACATTCGTACCAACCACCTTCGCTAGTGTAGCGGGTGTTTTCGCGGTTGACGCCGGGTTTTAGCAGGAGCTTTTTTAAAGGCATATTACACCATTAGTTCAAAATGTGGGCCATCTATAAACGGGCGGCGGTTCTGCGACCTACGTTCATCAATGTAACTGTTCATAGCATCTTCCATAGACCCGCCACTAAACTGTGCGATGTTGGGCACCGTCCAGCTTGCTCCCCATCTGATAGGCACATCTACGTCACGCGCAGCTTGAGCCATGGCGTCGGCAATGTTATCGTACAGGTTTAGTTCCCAACTGCCCCTAGAACCAATATAGGCCATGAGGTCTACAGCGTGACCTTCAAGATGTTTTGATTTCATCGTTTGAGACGCGCCTTTTTCAACAAGGGCACGTTGTTCTTCAAGGGTTCTCACCCCGCAAATCACGCCAAAGTCTATCTTACTTGTGTGGATGGCCGCTTTAACGACAGTGACTAATCGTTCGTCTACACCCTCAAGTCGGCCAAGACTGCGCGTTGATAGTTTAAAACTCATTTCTTACCTCCAAAAAACTTTGTAGCTGACCTAACGGCAAATGAACTTGCTACGATTACACCCAAGGTATAGCTGTACCAGTCTGGCATAGTAGACAAAGCAGCAAAACCGTCTTCTACAATTTTCCGTCCGCTTTCACCGCAAAATGATAAAATTAAAGGTATACTGAAAAGTCCCACAAGATACTCGTCTTTCCAAGAATTTTGAGTACCTTGGGCCATGATCTTTTCCCAGTCGGCCTCTGACGTGGCTGCGGATAGCATTATCTTTGCTTTCGCATCAGCCTCTGAAACCTTCATCCTAGTTTCAGCGGCCTTAGTTTCTACCTTCGATGACAACCATGTACTAGCAAGCGCCCCTATCGGGCCTAATAAGGCTTGTATCATTTTTCATGTCCCAACCATACAGCGAACGCCCCAGTCATAGCACCAGAAACTACAGAAATCAATGAAGCCTGTTGCGTAGACAAGTCTGGTTGCGTAAGTGCCCACTCAAGACACCTTATGTACATGACAGTCATTACGAGCATCATTAAACGTGGTAGCAGTTTATACTCTAAAACTTGTTTAAAATCCATCAGATAGTCCCTTTAATATGTCTTTCAGGCTTACTTTAGCCTTAGAGTTTGGTTGATAAAGGCATTCAAATTGTCTGGGGCATTCGCGGAAACTAAGCGTGGGGTAGTGATAGCCCAGCGTGCCGTTCTTACCTGAGTATAAGCACACAAGTTCGCCGTCGTTGTCTACATATTTCCATAGGTTGCATGTAACGTACTCTGGGTTGAGCAGGGACGATGCAAGGATGAGCGGGAGAAAATAACTCATGATACAAGTACGATCAGATAAATAGCACCGCCCAGAAACCCAATAATTAGCATGGATAAACCAAGTATAGCCATGTTGTTCTGGATTTGACGCTTGGCCTCGTCTTGTGCAAATGCGGTCTTTTCCCGTTCAGCCCTGATCGCCCGGCGCATGTCCAGCATCTCATCATACGTTCCCCAGCCAAATCTCATGTTTATCATAGCGGCAATCTCTAATTCACGTTCTTTCAAAGTCTTCTGGTGAATTAGTATTTGCAAAGCTTCTTCTTCGATAGACTGACCCTGCGTAGCTCGTTCAAAGAACGTAGGCGCTTTTCTTTGTGCTTGCGCCCTGTTTATATCAGCGCAAGCGCCGTACCACGAACCTAATTGTTTAGATATGCCTTCTAATTCTTGGGCGTGTCCGATAACTTTTTTGATGCCCGTATAAGCAGCGGACGCTACAGCAAACGCACTTACAGGGTCGATCATAGCTCATCCCTACCTCTGCGCGACTATAGTGTGTATCGCGGCTCGTATTGCTTCGACATTAGCGTCTATCCTAGCAATAGTTACATCATTCTCGTGTATGTCGCCTGCTAGTCTTGCAGTGCTTGATCTTACCTCTGATATACTACCCCTGTTATACTTTATGTCAGAAGTCATTGTACTAACTATCCAGACAACAGCGGCACCTTGAGTTAACAAGGCACCTACTACTGTTATTGCTGTCCAGTTAGGTGGTGGCATTATTCAACGGCTTCCTTAACTTCTAGGGACGCAGTTAGCATCTGTATGAACGCCTGCTTACCTACTTGTAGTTGATCTAGGTTAAACTGTGTAGATGCAATTTTACGTTCCAAGTCAGTGGCATGATTTACCATTGTTTTTTGAGCATCTGTTAGTTGATCTTCAGTGTAGTCAGTTCCGTTGATCGTAATGGTGTTTGTTTTTTTCTCAGCCATTGTGATCTCCTTTGGTTGGGGGTTAAAATTATTCAGCAGCCCACGGCATACCCGTAGAGGTGGCTGCTGTTGCAGCGATAAGATTATTAACGTTAGACGTAATCAAGCCTTCGTTGTAGGCTTGTACACCGTTGTCTTTAATCCAGCCTAGCACAGTGGCCTCGTCTAGTGAGGCGTATGCAATGAAGTCACTTGCGGTGTGATCAGGGGTGACAGGTACAACCCGTGTGACTGATTCCGTTACATCATTGCCATCGGCGTCTTGACCTGTAACTTCATCAGCCGTGACTTCACCTGTATGCTGATACGTGCCAGACCGACTGCGGCTTGTGCTGGTGTCTTCATCTAACCCAGTACACGACCAGTCAACCTTGTAGACCGCTCCTGTAGCTGTAACTTTGTGTAAGTCCTTGACGGACCATGTGAATGTGATTGCCATGATTAACTATCCTGTGCTTCACGCATTGCTTTATAAGCAGCCTTAACAGCATCAGTCCAAGCAGCATTAGCTATAGCTTGTACGCTTGCGTGTTCTCCTGAGATGTCTGTGGCTGTGTGTGTCCATGTGCCATTGTCAGCTTTGACTGAGTTAAACGGCTGAAGAACATGCCTGTGGAAGGTGCGACTAAGCTCAGTTAATGAACCGTCTGAGTTTTCTTCCATGATCTTTGTGGCCTTGCGAACGCCAACGCTCCAAGAGTTTAATATTTCTATTTTATCGTATTCAATTACTTTTGTGATGTCGCCAGTTGCCATATTTTATCTCCTTTATGGTTTGGACTGTCCGACCCTAAAATCCATTAGGGTTAAGTTTTTATGCTGTGTAATACCAGAAAGTTGCAAACAACATTGAGTTTGCATCTGGGTCGTTTATTGCTACGTCCGCAGCATCGCTACGCATAGTAAAAAGAGAACCTGCTGCAGTGCCATTGGTAAACGTTGAAAATACAGATATCTGACCATCAGTGGTTGCGTAAGGCCAATTAAGAAAAACTGGAATGCAATTTGCTCTTCTAAAATTATTAAAATTTGCAGTATCAAAAGGTAAGCCAGTCATATGGAGTGCGCCAGAAGCGTTACCTTTAGAAAAAGCGCTAAACCTTAAGTCTGTAGTGCAATAACAAATATTACCTATTTTTGTAAAACTACCTAATTGAGTTGAGTAGCCGAAACTTGAGTTGCCGGGAGTTGTATAGGCTAAAGCTGGCGTCCATGTTCCTTCTTCATATTCGTCAAGCAAATTTGCCCCACTGCCCCCACCAGTAGAAAAATCAATGCCCTTACCTGATGTGCCGATTATTACGTTTCCAGATAAATGGACGTCTTTGAATTTATTTCCAGTAGAACCTAAATCTTGACCTCCACTTGACTGGGGATAAATATGAGTACCATCTATATTTATTTCAGTTGTGCCACCTACTTTAAATACTAAATTACTTCCCGCACTATTTATAGCAAGTTTGCCACTATCAGCTGACAGTGTGCCTACTCCAGTAACATTCAGATCGCCCGGAATAGTAACAGGCCCACCAGCACCACCTGTACCTGTAATCATACCACCGATATTTAGTTGACCATCAGCACCGGGACTTGCAGCGTCTATGTCTTTGCCGATCATAATATTGGAATCGCCTGAAGTGACATTACCTCCTGCACCTGATCCCAGAAACGTATTGCTGTGGCCCGAATTTACTAATATTCCTGCTTCAAAACCAACGGCTGTATTGTTTCCATCTCCGTCTATGTTATGAACTCTTAATGCACTTCTACCAATCGCAGTGTTATTATTTGATTCTGTGTTTGCTTGTAACGCACCATCGCCCATTGCTACTGTATCATTTACACCTACTTGAACTTGACCCGCCTGACCTACAATAACATTATTATTACCTGTCGTAGCTCCTCCAGCGTTAAAGCCAAGAAGGGTGTTGCCGCTGCCAGTTTGAAGTGCATCGCCTGCAGCCGCACCAATTAAGGTGTTAGCTGTGCCGTCTGTGACTGCTGTTCCTGCAAGATGACCTACAGCCGTGTTATTAGTTGAAACAGCACTATTGCCTGCGTTTGCAGTCGTTAATGCTGCTGTACCTATTGCTACGTTTGTACAAGAACCTACAGCTTGAGATAAGGCTAGATAACCTAAAGCAACATTTTGAAACCCTATCGTGAGAGCATCACCTGCTAGTCCACCAACGAGTGTGTTTTCTACGCCCGTGGTTACACTTTCCCCTGCAGCATACCCCACCGCTGTGTTGTGCATATCTGCAGCCGCAGGGGCACCATTTCCGTCTACGGGGTTTTGGACTTGTAAAGCGGCTCTACCTATTGCTACGCTTTTGCTTCCTAATATGTTAGTAATTAAGGAGCTAAATCCTAAAGCAGTGTTTCCAGTGGATGTAGTGACTGCTTTTCCTGAATCGTATCCTATAAAAGTATTTTCATCCCCAGTCGTGATACCAGTGCCAGCATTATCGCCCACGACCACGTTGAAATCACCATTCTGAAGAATGGCCTCCCCTGCGTTTAAACCAAGACGTAGGTTGTTTGAACCTGCTGTGGTTGTGGATAAAGAGCCGTTTGCGTTTAGGACAAGAACATTATTATTACCACCCGTAGCAAACTTTATGTTTCCATCACTTTCTTGGTTAGTAAAGTATACATCATCGTCTTGCCACATTGCTATAAACATGCCGTTTCCAGCAGCAGCACCAGTAGCATCATTAGTCATGTGGATTTGTGAACCAGACGCGCCGCCTTGTTCTTGATGTATATGCAAGGCTGCTCTTTTATAAGCTACGTTACTTGGTACGGGCGTAGGCGTACCAATACCTACTACATCTTCACCACCATCCACAAACAACAAATGGGCGGTGTTGTCTGACTCGACACGGAAGTCTATGTTTTTGCCTTCATCATTAAAAATGGTTACAGCCGGAATTAAGTTTATTCTGTTCGTGAGTGCTCCTGCAACCATTGTGTTAACATAATACGAACCATCTTCTGAGCCATCAACAACAACATTAGCTTGCGTTACTATTTCTGCATATATTACATCTTCACTGCCGAGGTTACGCCCTTCAAAATCTATAACCCCTAAAATATCACCAACAGCAGGAGAACCAGAGTTTCTATACATTCTAAGGTTGGGACCAGCGCTAACACCAGCATCTGTAGATATAAGTGAAAGGGTGTCGGTGTCATCGGCAGTGGTAATTGTTGAGCCATCGTTAGCAGCAAACCCACCGTTAAACACAGTCGCAGCCGTGGTGGTCAGGACGCCTACTTGTGCTGTAGTACCTGAGACCTCTAAAGCACCATCAAGATCAACAGTTGTGGCAGTGATATTTACATCACCAGAAGAGTTGATTGCAAGGTTAGTACCATCACCTTCTATTTTTTCACCATCAACACCAAATGTCAAACCTACGTTTGAGGGGATGTTAATATCCGTAGTGGCGGTAAGATTAATATCTGCACCAGAATTAATTGTCAGATCAGTACCGTCGGACTCAATCTTCTCGTCAGCGTCGGTAAAGTGTAGCCCAACATTAACAGGGATAATTACATCAGAAGTAGCCTCAAGGGCTATAGTGCCCGAAGAATCTAAAGTAACAGTTGTACCCGCAAGTTCGGCTGTACCGTCTGCTGTAATCTGAATGTTGGCGGCGGCGGCTGTACCGTCTGTAGTTACAAGGCTAAACGCGCCATTAGCTGCTGCGGTAAGTACAACAGTATCGCTAGTTGAGCCGAGCATCGTGATTACTTTGCCGTCAATGGTTACATCGTCAACTAGAAGTTCGTTCAACTTCTTATTACTATCGACTACAAGGGCTTTGTTTGCTGCCACAGTACCGTTTGTAATATCGTCAAGTTTTTCTAGGTCAGTTTCATTAATTACTGCGCCAGAACCAAGTGTAATCGTACCACTGACATCAAGATTACCATTTACGTCTAATAGTGTGGCAGCGACTACTACGTTACCCCCAGATGTTATTGTTAAATTGGTGTTATTTGTTTCAATATGCTCACCACCGTCACCAAAGACTAACCCAATATTAACAGGGATATGTACATCTGAAGTAGCGGTTAAGTTAATTTTAGCCCCAGAATTAATTGTTAGGTCAGTACCATTGGACTCAATTTTTTCGTTAACGTCTGTAAAATGTAGCCCAACATTCACGGGTATAACTACATCGTTAGCAGCGGCTAAATTTATGACTCCATCTGACGCAATGTCTAATACGTCTGCACCGCTTGAACCAATGAAAATAGCAGCATCTCTAAACTGTACCTTCATAGCATCATTAAGAAGTAGGCCAGTGTTATGTACGTGTGTAAGCGTTACGTCTTTGTTTTCCCCAAAACCAAGCACCGCGCCGTCTGACTGCATGGTGAGGTCGTCGTCTACAAACAAGTCAGGTACAGCTAAGTCTTGCATCAGGTCGTGAACCTTGCCCGTAGACCCTGCGCCATCTGTGGCTATTATCTTAACTTGGCCTGCAAGGATGACAACTTTGTCCGCAGCATTAGCCGAGCCTTGTTTGATTGTAAGCGTGCGAGATGTTGTATTCTCAATCATCCAAACTTTAGACAACGTGTTAGGTGCAAGCGTTACCTCATCTTGGTTTGCGCCCCCACCTGTTAGCTTTAGGTAAAGACACCGCGCTTCATCAGCTACGGCATCCTGCATTGTTATTACAGTAGAAGAAGAATTAGCAATAATCTCACCTGTAGCGCTGTAACTAAGTGCGTTAGCTATAAGCTCAAGATTTACGTTGGTAGCGGTGCCCCAAGTACCAGCCCGTTCGCCTGTACCAATTTCTTCAAGCCGTAGATCATTTTCAAATGTGCTCATGTCGTGAAACCTTTATCCGATGCGAATTATAGCCGTTGTAGCCCCTGATATAGGGAAGATGACCTTAAACAGTTGATTAACCGTTGTTTTATCTGCGCCAAAGTCAAGCACTGCCACTGCAGGGTTAGTACCACCAGACTTGTATATTAACGCTCCACGAGCGGTTATGTGTGAATTTGCCCAAGTAGTGTCGGCAAAGTCTAAGTACGCGACTGTACCACTTGTAGCCGTATCGCTTGTGGGTCTAGTAGATACCGTTAATGTGTTACCACCAGCCGTGTACCCCGTGCCAGAAGCTTCGTTCGTAGTGCTGTACACGGTTGTAGTTGCATCTAGCGTAGCCTCAGAGGTGTACAATGCAATCTTAAATGCTTGACTGGTATCTGCACTGAAGTCCATCTCCGCGTTTAAGAGAGCAACCTTGAAGGACGTACACGTATAGTTCCCTGTAAAAGCCATTATTTAGTCCCCGGCACTGGCTGACGCACTTGCCCCGACCGATACGCGTCTCTACGCAGCTTGCCGTTGCCTAGTTCTATCAGCAACGTGATAGACTGTAGATACAGTTTCTCGTAGTTGGCAATAACATCAGGCTCACCTTTTTGGAACCTAATGGCTTCTATAAGTGCGCCATTTAACAACGCGGCGCTAGCATTATTACCCAGCCAAGACGTACTGCCACTAACAATAGAGGTGGGGTAAGCGCCGTATATATGTTCAAGTTCGTAGTTAGCGTCAGGGGTAGGAGCTAATTCAATTTGTGTTTGGCTATACTGAGCATAGAACTTAGGTAATCCGTACTTTGCGCTAGTATTAACAGGATACGCTTCGCGTATGAAATTTACGTCTTTGTTTAACAAGTATGTATACGTACTACTCGTTATCACCGCAATACTGTATGTGTACAGGTAGTCGGTAGGCAGTGTGTACAGCTTGTTTGTTTGTGCTACTGGACCGTCATCTACCTTACGTAAGGCAGGTATGTCCACCGTCTGTAGTATCTTTTCCTCCGCTTGTTGCGTAAACATAGCAAGTTGGTCAGCCGTGAAAGATGTCTCACAGATGTCCTCTATATTAGTTTTAAGCGAAGTATAATTCATGGTCTAGGCCATCGGTCCCCGAGAGAAAAACCCTCGTGTTGCTGCACCTGCACCGCGCATTTTAACCTTGCCGCCCTTAGCATAGCCTTTCTTAGCCATACCGCCTTTTTTAAACACGCCACGACCTTTTAATACGTCAGCCTGTGTTACCTTCCCGTCTCCGGTTAGATCGGTCAGTTTTTTAGCCATGATACATCTCCTACGTAGTCGTTACAGTTACATCGCCTACCGAGGCGGTTGATTGTAGGTTGTTGGTGGTCAACCCGTAAATGTTATTCCCGTCGCCCACGGGATTCCAGCCCCACTGTATATTTCTGCTACTGTCGTAACCCGCGAAATCAGGGCGAGGATCGCGCACTGCCTGCGGATCGTTTACTGGAAACTCACCTAGTTTGTTCTGCGGGTGATCTCTGCTCCAACACTCACGACATGCCTTTATGTTAGTATCTCTACCTTTTGTTACAATATTCCGCAACTCTTTTAGCTTATACCGAAATCCACAGATGTCGCACTCAGCTAATGTATTTCGCCCAGAAGCAAATCTGTTTGTCATGCTAGATACGCCCTATACGTGGTACAAACCGCGCCGAAGTTTTCTCTCTGTCTTCACCTGCGGCCATATTAAACTGCTCGTCGTACATGGCTTTTAACATGGGTATGCGCTCAACCATCTCAGGCACTTTTGTAGCAATGTGATACGCTAACCCTGCTACAAGACATGGCAAGAACCTGAAGGGCATGTCTGCGGTTTCTACTCCCGCCCCCGCGTCCTGTATTCGCCGCATGAAGTAAAACTTAAACACGTAATTATCTTTATCAGGGACAGGCCACACGCTAATTTTAGGACGTGCAGCCAACCGCTCTACCCAAACTTGTATGGGTCGCCCACGTGTTAACTTGTTAGGTATAGAGGCGTACGTGCTTACACTTACACGGTTTATGGTTAGGTCCGATTGTGTCGTAATGTTACCAGAATTGCTGCGAATTACTTGTTCGAGTAAATCTATAGTATCTGTGGGTAAGTCGTACTGTGTTGTACCTTTTATAAGGTTTATAGCACCTTCATCAATCGTCCACATGTTTATGCCACGATTCTGCCACTCTATTGTCATTAGGTTCATAGACCGCCGTGCAGTCTTTAAGTCGTACCCAGACCGCATCTCACGGCCAGCGCGTTCCCATGCTTCTTCAGCAATATCTGTGAAGTCCATGTTAAACGCTGTTGTGTTTGATGTAGTCATCGCTATTTCCTTTTACGTGTATAACGTCGGCTTACGCCTGTCTTCCATCACTGCCCCGCACCCTCGTGCTACGTCACGTTTGCGTCGGGCTAACCCTCCACCAGACATCTTTACTGTGGCTGGCTTAGTGTTCTTGACAACCGTCTTACCTTTAGCGCCTGCACGCTTTTTCTTCTTGGCTGTGGCGGCACGTTGACCTTGGCTTAGGCTGTTGGCCTTACTACGCGGCAGACAGCGGTCGGGGTTCTTCTTGTCTTTAGAAGTCCCGCACTCACCTTTAATCTTGCCGTCAGTACCAACTCTAACCCAGTCTTGGTCCCGCCACTTTTTTAGATCGCCCATCTAAATCTTTTTCCTAGAAGGGCTAACCATCTTCTTGAGCGTACTAGCTTGTCCTGCATGTAGTTTAGAGGCTTTCTTTAAGCCTTTTATAACTTTCTGGACCTTCTTCTTATTGCCCTTGGCTAACGTCATTTTTTCTTACCTTTGCTACCCTTAGCGTAATTAGGGTCTTTGCAGTATTTAGACGCGGCCATGTTAGCATAAGCGCTAGGGTAGGTATCAAAAGTCCGTTTGGCCCAAGACTTACCCTTGGGACATATTTTACCGCCAGATTTATAATACCTACGCATGATTACCTCATCTTTGTTGCGCGTACGCCGCGTTGTGCAATACCTGCACCACGTACTTTAGATTTGCCGCCTTTAGCTTTGCCTTTTTTGGTTATGCCGCCAGCTTTAAAGCCTTTCTTAGCCATGCCGCCTTTTTTCATGCCGCCGCCCGTCATCTTCTTAGCCTCTAGTTCTTTTTCCATAGCGCCTTTGCCGTACAGGCCACCCATTGCATAGCCTTTCTTAGCCATGCCGCCGCCCTTCATTTTCTTGACACCGCCACCCTTTTTCATGTCGGCCATACCACTTAACATAGACTTTGCGCGTTCATTCGCTGGGTCTACGCCACCGCGTGCAGGGTCTTTAGCCATCATAGCAGAAGACATTTGCGACCCCATTTCAGAGCCTTTTGCACCAGTGGCACCCGAAACATTTAATCGTTTGCTCATACCCGGAGACTTTGAAACTTTTTTGCGTTTTTCTTCTAACTGCTTACGTTTCATTGCAGGGGTTAACACAGGCGACGGGCCTTTTGTAGACATAGGGTCGGCTAGACCTTGGCTAGTGTTGGGGCGTAATTTAGGGCGAAGTGAACTTTTTAACCCACCTTCAGCAAAGCCTTTTTTCTTCATGCCACCTGCGGCAAAGCCTTTTTTCTTCATCTTCATTATTCTGTCTCCTTGTAGAGATTGTTAAATACGCGTTCTGTGTCCCATACGTAGCCTACGTTTTCTTTTGAATTGTAGGTATGTTGGTTTGGCTTAAAGTCTGGGGCACCTTGCCCTGTCTCAAACCATGCAGGGTGCGTCACGCGTACCCGATTATTTGGTAGTGCTACTATATTACCTGTATACTCTCCAGCGTCGAGCAGTTCAAGTACGTGACTTTGTTTGTGTTGCGCTGGGTCGTCGGCCACTTCGTTGTCGGTGTAATCTACGGTAAACAAGTATTTGGCTGGGTAAAACTCGCCATCTACTTTAGCTATCCAAGGAGCAGGTGATGCTCGTTCTAGCTTATATACGGAGTGATGGTGAGACATGCAGTCCCAAGGTTGCGCTAAGTAAGGGGGTAGCTCATCAGGCCACTCTTCAAGTGGTGTGTCAGCCACAAGCGCTGTCAGGGGCATCCTAGCCCACATAGCCCCGCCATGTACGTTCTCGTCGTCGGTGTCGTCTGACTCACAGCCCGTAAATATGACTTGGAAGCTAAGAGTGCGGTTAGGCATCGTAGTAACGCCAATGACCATAGCGTGTAGAAAATCACCATGATAGTCTTCAAGGTTCTTAGTGTACTCTCTACGTACCCATGCTTTGAAGTATGGTATGCTGCTGGTCAGGTATGGCATTATTTACGTTTCTCCTTTTTAAGTTTCTTTGCTGCAGCTATCTTGCGTTCTTGCGATAACTTAGATGGGGCAGTTTGTATCTGCTTGCCCATTTGTGCACGACTGATAGCCATTTAACAATTCCACTTCCGTAAGCTTTTGTTGATACGACTGTCTGGATCATTGGCCGTCTTAGAGCTAGTATTTTTCTTCTTCATACCCGACATACGTGCGCAGAACGACTTACGGCGGTTGGCAGCTTTAGAACCCTTTTTAAGTTGGCTAGGCTTCTTAGTGACTGCGGTCTTTAACTTACTGCCGGGATTTGCGCGTTTGTAACTGTCCACGCCTTTCTGGTTAAGTCCACCGGACTCACTCTTACCCGCTTTACGGGTCCAAGCAGGAGACTTTGTACTCCCGCCAGACTTAAAGTACCTACGCATAGAAGAATGTCATCATATCTGTAGTGCCAACTACAAACGTTACGTACAGCCCATTTTTAAACAACGCGCCTTCTCCCGGTACTGTAAAAGAAACAGTAGCGTTATCAGTGCCTATGGTACGAGCTTTAAAAAACGAAGTGCCCGAAACACCGGAATCTAAAAAGTCTATTTCGCCTGCAGTGCCGCCAGATACAATAAAGTAACCCTTTAGCCGTACTCGTCCTGCAAAAACAACGCCTGCAGCGTTGCCGTTAATACCCGCAGATACGTCTCCAGCGGGGTTTCCAACAGCGGTAATACTTAGGATAGTCTTAAAATAACCAGCGCTAGTAGCGGTGCCTGCGTTAGCGCCTGTAAGCACTTCGGTTAGCGACACGCCGTTTACATCGGTTCCAACTATTGTAAACGCTTTTGAAGAGTCATTACCCGCCGATAATATTGTTACTTGCCTCGCAGAAGCGTTTGTAACACTTCCACCCGAAACCAATGCACCGTCAAGAGGTAATGCGGCATTTGCACTTACGCCTGCCGCTTCTGAAATTCCGTCTGCGTCTAAGGCTTGTTCGTCTCGAATAAATACGGGCGTAACGTCAGAGTGTGCTGAATGACCCATGTCAATCTCCTATGTGTAGCGGTGGGGCTTTCACCCCACCAGATTGATTATGCAATTTGCACGTACTCGATGATAAACGTAAACGAGCCAGCCGTTGTAGCATTTACTGTATTAGTGATGTTGCAGAAGATGTTACGAGCTGCTGACGCATACTGAACAGAGGCTGGCGCGGTGGCTGCATCTTGAGTCTGAAGAATTAATGCTGTTATCGTTACGTTACCTAAAACAACTGTTGTACCAGCATCTAAGATTTCGTCAGCCTGAGTAGCTACAATTTGTGCGCCTGAAGAAGATGTACCAACTTCATAACCAATGTCACCACTTCCAATAACGGGAGCCGTAGCACAAAAGATTTTAATGTCAGTGATGATTGTGTTTGCAGGCTGTGCAAATGTACCGATTGTAGGACTATCGCCAGCGGTAGAGTTCACTGTCACACCTGTGACGTGAGCAACGTGCTTAACAAACAAACTATTGACTGCCGTTGACAATGTTGTAGCGCCTGT